TGATCGCCGTCGCCTATGACCTGGCCTGGTTCTGGAAGGTTGACCCCGAACAGATGATGGCCAGGCCACTGGATGTGCTCCGCGAATCGCTGGAGCACGCGCAACGGATCAATGCGATGCAGCAGGTGCAGTGATGGCCAATACGAATTTGAGTCTGGTCCCGCAGAACTTTCCGGTCACGGTCAACATGCTCGTGGTGCTCAAGGGCGCCGAGAAAGTGGAAGCCGAGATGAAGGGGCTGCGTGGCAAGGTCGCAGCATTCAAGAAAAGCATGGAAGACAGCGGCCTCGAGCCGCTGGACGTCGCCGGGTTCATCGCCGAGGGTGGCTTGCTCAAGCCGTTTCAGGACGGCATCAAAAAAGCCATCGAAGCGCAGGATGCGCTGGCGAAAAAAGCCAGGGCGCTCAAGGGCCTCAAAGTGCCCAAGGTCGTGCAGGGGGAAACCTCGGCCAACTTGGCAAAATTCAACGAAGCGCTGGACAAGATCTCGCTGAACATTGGCAATGCGTTGTTGCCAGCGGTTAACGGCATCGTTACCGCGATCACGCCGGTGATCACGTCGATTGGCCAGTTTGTGGCGAACAACCCGTTTCTCGTCGAAGGATTGGCAGCGGCAGCTGTTGCGTTCACGGTGGTCACCGTGGGGGCGATGGGACTGGTCGCTGTGCTGGGAATTCTGACTTCACCTATTGGCTTGATTGCCGCAGCGATCGCCGCAGCGGTGGCGATCATCGTGATCGGCGCACGCCTGATCACCAACAACTGGGGGGCGATCTCGGGCTTTTTCAGCCGGAACTGGCAATCGATCAGCGATGCGACCCGTCGGGGCATCGACGAAGTCAGCAAGGGTTGGGATGAGATGGTCACGGGCGCCAGGCAACGGTTCGACTCGATGAGTGTCACTGCCGCGCTGAAGTGGCAGGAGATGCGGGCCGACGCCATCGCCGGCGCAGGCCGTCTTGCGGCGGGAGCCTCAGAACGTCTGCGTGGATTTGGCGAGTCAATCGAGCAAATCTGGGATTCCGCTGGCGCCGCCGTCGGTGCTTATTGGGACAGTGCAGCGGGCAGAACCGCTGCGGGATTGCAAAGCCTCAAAGCCCGGTTGTACACCTCGCCACTTGAAAAATTGACTGCGCTGTGGAACTCCGCCGATGAGGCCGTCAGCGGGTATTGGAGTCGTACCTATGCGTTGACACTGTCTGGATGGGAGGCAGTCAAGGCGACGTTTGACGGCACGCTGACAGCGAAAGTGTCAGGCGCATGGGCATCCGCGCAGAATGCTGTATTCACGGCCATCGATGATATTAGCAACCAAGTCGCCTCCGGTTGGTCGAGCATCACATCGCTGGTCGACGGTACGCTGGCGTCGAACATGTCGACGGTCTGGAGCACTGCGCAAGCCACGGTTTCCGATGCTGTTGGCAGCATGCAAAGCATTGCGGCGAGCGGTTGGGAACAACTCAAATCGACGTTCTCCTGGTCTCCCACCGCGATGGTCGAAAGTGCCTGGCAACCCTTGGCGCCAGTTTTTTCAGCGCTGTGGGACGTTGTGCGGGCGGGTGCCCAGCCATTGAAAGACGAGTTTCAGAACATGTTTGGCAAGGCTCCCTTGGAAACGGTCATGGCGAAGTGGAACGGCGTGACCGAATACTTCTCCGGTTTGTGGGCAACGCTGAACACGGGCGCACAATCGGTGAAGGCGGCCCTGGGCGATCTGTTCATTCAGTCGCCGCTGGAGTCGATCCAGCAGAAGTGGCAACCCGCTCTCGCTTGGCTCAGCGATATGTGGACAAGACTCCAAGGTATTTTCGGACAGGTCAAAGAACTGCTCGGTGGCAATTTCTCTGAATTCTTCGCCACGATCACCGGCACCAGCGCTGCGGCGCCTGCCGGGGCGCCAGGCATGAGCAGCGCGCTGCCACAAACCTCCAGCGCGCTGATCCAGCAAAGTGCCGCCAACAACCGTACGCAGCTCCAAGGCGGTCTGACCGTGCGTTTCGAAAATGCGCCGGCCGGCCTGCGCACCGAACAACCGCAAACCAATCAACCTGGCCTGGCCGTGTCTTCACGCATCGGCTATCGCTCGCTGTCGATGGGAGGTTCCCAATGAACTGGCGTGACCGTTTATTGCCGGCATCCTTTCGCGGTGTCGGTTTCTGGATCGACCAGGCGAAAACCCCGGTCGGTCGCAAAGGACAACTGCATGAATACCCGCAACGCGACCTGCCGTTTTTCGAGGACCTCGGCCAGCAGGCCAAGACCCACGATCTGACGGCGTTCATCATCGGCCCTGATTGCCTGGAGCAGCGCGACAAGCTGCTCAAGGCGCTGGAGCAGGGCCGTGGCGAACTGGTGCATCCGTGGCTCGGACGCCTGCAGGTCAAGGTCGGCGAATGCGACATGACCCACACCCGCCAGGACGGTGGGTTGGTGACGTTCGCCTTGAAGTTCTATCCCGACCAACCCCTGCCGTTTCCGACCGCCACGGTCAGCACGCAGAAAGTGCTGCTGGCCAAGGCCGACGGTCTGCTGGGTTCGGCGGTGGCGCGTTTCGAACAAGCGATGACGCTGATCAAGGCCGCGCGGATCGGCATCACCAACCTGCGCAACAGCCTCACCGGCGTCTATGACGTGATCAAGGAGCAACTGAAACCTTTGATCGAGCAGTACCGGCAGATCACTGAACTGGTCAAAGCCGTGAAGGAGCTGCCCAAGGAAGTAGCGGCGGAATTCAAGGGTTTGCTCGGCGATATCAAGGAGCTGAAGGCGTTCGCCAAGGAAGGCTACCGGGGCGTGATTGCCGACGTGTCGCAGCAACTCGAAGCGATTCGCAAGGCTGATGCGCCAAAGATCACCACAGGCAAGGACACCAATGCCGCAGCGCAGGCGATGGCCGATCTGGTGCAGGACACGCTGATCGTCAAAGTGGCGCAGTGGGTCGCGTCGATGCCAGTGGCCACCCGAGCGCTGCAACTGCCGTCGACGCCCACCGTTGCTCAGCAGGCTCATCAGCAAGTCACCCGCCCGGAAGTCCCGGCCACGGATGATTTGCAGGCGCTGCAAAAGGATTTGGTCGAGGCGCTGCAAGGGGCGAAAAACAAGGCCGATCCTGAGCACTATCAAGCCATCAGTGACGTGCAGGATGCCTTGGTTGCGCACCTCAAGGCCGTGGCATCCTCGGGCGTGCGACTGGTCAGCAAAACCTTTCAGGAAAGCCTTCCGGCACTGGTCATAGCGTACAAACAGTTTGGCGACGCCACGCGAGTCACCGAAGTCGTGCAGCGCAACGGCGTGACCAATCCGTTGTACCTCCCGCAAAGCGATGTGAAAGTCTCCAGGGAGTGAACCATGAACGAGTCGGATAACCACGTCACACTGACGGTTAACGGCATGGAATACGGCGGCTGGAAAAACGTCGAAATCACCGCCGATCTCGAGCGCCAGTTCCGCACCTTCAAGCTCGACATTACATGGCAGTGGCCCGGTCAGACCGTGGATCAAAGGATCAAACCCGGCGACCCCTGCGAGGTAAAAATCGGCAAGGACCTGGTGCTCACCGGTTACGTGTTCAAGGCGCCGATCCGCTATGACGGGCGGCAGATCAGCCTGACCATCGAAGGCAGTTCCAAGACACAGGATCTGGTCGATTGCGCCGCTCGCAACCTGCCCAGCCAATGGCAGCAACAACCCTTGCTGACTATCGTCCGCGATCTGGCGAGCGAATATGGGCTGTCAGTGGTCAACGAAATCAGCGAAACCACACGCCTGACCAAACACACCATCGTGCCGGGTGAAACGGCATTCCAGTCGATCGACCGATTGCTCTCGCTGCTGCGGGTGTTTTCCACCGACAACGAGCTGGGCCAGTTGGTGCTGGCCAAACCCGGCAGCGGCGGCCGCGCCAGCGATGCGCTGGAGCTGGGCAAGAACATCCTGTCGGCCAGTGCGCCGATGGATTTCAGCCAGGTGTTCTCCGAGTACCGGGTGATCGGCCAGCAGAAAGGCTCGGATGCGAAGAGCGGCGCGGCGGTCAGCGAAGTCGAGTCGACGGCGGCCGATCTGAGTTTCAAACGGCGGCGCACCACGGTGATCAATGAAGGCACGCAACTGAGCTTTGAGTTGGCGCAGCAGCGTGCTCTATGGGAAAGCGCGACCCGCATGGGCCGCGCGCAGACCACCACCTATCAGGTGCAGGGCTGGCGGCAGAGCAATGGCGATTTGTGGCGCCATAACACGCTGGTCAAGGTCAAGGATCCGGTGCTGGATTTCGATGGCGACATGCTGATTTCCAAGGTCACTTATTCGCTGTCGGCGCAGGGATCGGTGACCACCTTGCAAGTGGCGCCGCCGCATACCTTTGATCCTGATCCGGCGCCCCCGAAAAAAACCTGAGCCTGACCCCGAACCCTGTGGGAGCGAGCCTGCTCGCGAAAGCGTCGCCAGCCTCAACATCACAGCGCCTGACCCGCCGCGTTCGCGAGCAGGCTCGCTCCCACACTGATCCCATTCGGGCGACTCTTTTCAAGGACACCCCATGAGCCTACTGACACGCCTGCTGGCGCGCGGCACTGTCGTGCTCGCCAATTCGGCTTCGAAACTGCAATCGCTGCAAATGCGCCTCACCGCCGGTGAAATCAACGACGACCTCGAACACTTCGAACCCTATGGTTTCACCAGCCATCCGCTCGCCGGTGCTGAAGGGGTCGTCACCTTCATTGGCGGCGACCGTTCCCATGCCATCGCCCTGGTCATCGCCGACCGCCGCTATCGCCTGCAAGCACTCGCTGCTGGTGAAGTGGCGATCTATACCGACGAGGGCGACAGGATTCACTTCAAGCGCGGGCGGATCATCGACATCGAAACCGCCACGCTGAACATCCGCGCCAGCAGCGCGGTGAACTTCGACACACCGGTGATCAACCAGACCGGCAAGATCGTCTCCACCGGTGATCAACTGGCCGGCGGCATCAGCCAGATCAAACACGTGCATGTTGGCGTCCAGGCTGGCAACGGTCAGACCGGCGCGCCGGCAGGAGGCCAGTGATGTTCATCAGCCAGAACCTCCACGCCGCGCTGACCCGCGCCGTACTGATCAGCCTTTTCAGCTGGCGCCGCGCCGCCGATGACGACGCCCTCGATGACGAAGAACGCTTCGGCTGGTGGGGCGACAGTTTTCCCACGGTTGCCGACGATCGCATCGGCTCGCGGCTGTGGCTGCTGCGCCGGGTCAAGCTGACCCGGCAGACGCAAATGGACGCCGAGTTCTATGCCCGCGAAGCCCTGCAATGGCTGCTCGACGACGGCCACTGCAGCGCCATCGACATCCTCAGCGAACGCCTCGACGCCCAGCGCCTGAACCTGCGCACGGTCCTGACCCTGGCCGACGGTGAACGTCTGGA